TGAAGATGATCAAGCACCACGAGGGTGTAAGGACACGCCCGTATCGGTGCCCGGCCCTGCTATGGACGGTCGGGGTCGGTCACGTCATTGATCCTGCTCACATCAAGGTGCCGATGAATGAAAGGCGCAATTTACCGATACCCGATGGCTGGAGCCGTATCCTCAGTATGGGAGAGGTTGACGCTATTCTTGCTCAGGACCTTAACCGGTTTGAGCGCGGCGTGGCCCGACTTTGCCCTGCTGCTCTTGGTAGTCAAGGGATCTTTGATAGCCTCGTATCTTTTGCCTTCAACGTGGGTCTTGGCAATCTCCAACGTTCTTCCCTTCGGATGAAGACCAACCGGGGTGAATTTGAGGGTGCAGCCGAAGAGTTCCTGAAATGGACAAAAGCGGGTGGTAAAGTATTGCCGGGATTGGTGAAACGGCGTATGGATGAACGTGCGCTGTATTTGTCGGGGGTTGCCTAATGCCACTTCAAAAATTGGAACTGCGCCCCGGCGTTAACCGTGAATCGACTTCCTATGCCAACGAGGGGGGTTTCTTCGCTTCGGACAAGGTGCGTTTCCGATCTGGCTATGCCGAAAAACTTGGTGGCTGGCAAAATATTAATGCTGCGTATACCTACAAAGGTGTAGCCCGTGCGTTGTGGAATTGGGTTACAAACCTTGGTTTAAATCTTCTAGGCGTCGGCACCAACCAGAAAGTTTATGTAGAACTGGGTGGCGACTTTCATGATATCACTCCGCTAAGTAATTCACTTAATCTTTCTTTAAACCCTTTCTCGACCACTTCAGGCAGCAAGCTTGTCACGGTGACGGCATCGGGCCACGGCTCGGCTATCGGTACGTATGTGGACTTTTCGGGGGCTATCGCGGTAGCCAGCCTGACTTTGAACGGGCAGTTTGAAATTCAATCTGTATCCAACGCTAACCAATTCACGATCTACGTACCTACTGCGGCAAGTTCCACAACGACAGGTGGTGGGTCACTTGTTGTTGCCAAGTTTGATATCGACGCGGGTAATGCAGTTTATACAGACACAGTGGGTTGGGGCGGACCTCCGTGGGGGTCTGGGGGTTGGGGTTCTGCGACTTCGGAAGGCGTTCCGATGCGCCTCTGGTCGATGTTTAACTACGGCGACGATTTAATGTTTGCCGAACGTAACAATGAAATTTATTTCTGGACATTAAATTCAACCACGTGGCCTCGCGCCGTTACGCTTGAAGAAAAAGCCAATACGATTGAAAAGACCGCGACTACCGCTACGGCAGCTTCGGGTGCAACAACCATTGTGGTGGCTGACGCCACAGGAATTAACACCGGCTCGGTTATTTCGGGTAGCGGGATTGTTACGGGAACTTACGTCACGACCGCGTGGGACGGGTCTACATCAGTAACTATTTCTGCGGCAACGACAGCTTCTTTAACTGCCACGGCAGTATCGTTTAGCTACGCGGGTCGTCATGTTCCAAACGAAACGAACATGATTTTGAATTCGCCTGTAAACGACTTTGTAATTTGTATGGGGGCTAATCCGTACAGCCCGATTAATTTTGATACATCGTTTGACCCGATGCTGATCCGCTGGTCAGACCAAGGCAACACGTACGAGTGGGTACCTGAAGTCACTAACCAAGCTGGTGAGCAGACGCTCTCGCACGGGTCCGAGATTGTTACTGCCGTAAATACCCGCCAAGAAATTCTGGTCTGGACAGATACGGCCATTTTCTCGATGCAGTATGTGGGTCCGCCGTTTGTGTGGAACGTCACACTTTTGGATCAAGATATTTCTATTGCCTCACAAAACGCTGCCATCACAGTTAATAACGTGGCCTACTGGATGGGTAAGGATAAGTTCTTCATGTATACGGGTCGCGTTGAGACGCTGCCTTGCACCCTTCGTCAATTCGTGTACAACGACATCAACCTTGATCAACTTGATCAAATTTGCACTGGATCTAACGAAGGGTTTAACGAAATCTGGTGGTTCTATCCGTCTGCCAGTAGCACGATCAATGACCGGTACATCATTTATAACTACCTAGAACGTATTTGGTATTACGGCAACATTAGCCGTACCGCGTGGTCTGAACATTCTAGGCAGTATCCGCTTGGCGCGTTTGGCATACAGACTAGCTATCTAGCTACAGCGATTAACTCATCTGTTACGACGATTGCTTTGGTTGACGGATCGACGTATCCATATAGCGGCACTGTTACGATTGACTCTGAAAAGATCGCGTATACCGGACGAGATGGTAATACTCTGACAGGCTGTGTTCGTGGCGCTGAGAGTACGACCGCTGCTTCGCATGATCAGTACACCGTGGTGTCGTACAACGTACCAAACCAGATCATGTTCCACGAAGTCGGCAACGATGATGCGTCGGTCAATCCGTCTGTGCCGATTGAAGCCTTTATTGAGTCGTCGGACTTTGACATCCAAGACGGGCAAAACTTTGGCTACGTCTGGCGCATCCTGCCTGACCTCAACTTCACAGGGTCTACAGGGTCAAGCCCGACTGTAACGCTTACCGTTAAACCACGACAGAACTCGGGCAGTAATTACACGACGGCAGATGAGCCTACCGTTACACGCACGTCCGTGATTCCTATCCAGCAGTACACGGGTCAGGTTTATACCCGAGTGCGTGGTCGTCAGATGGCGTTCCGTGTGGACTCGACTGATTTAGGTGTTGCGTGGCAGATGGGCATGATGCGTATTGACGTTAGACCGGATGGACGCCGATGACCGTCGCTCGTGGCATTGTTCCGCCTAATCTGCCGATTGCACCAAGCGATTATCAGGTTCGTTATCAGGATCAGTTAACCAACGTCCTGCGTCTCTTTTTTACTCAAATTACCAACCGGGTTAACTCGCCCACCGCACACGGTTCGTATTTTGATACGACGACGCAGACGAATCCGGTAGCTAACACCGTTAATCTTTTTACCTATAACTCAGTTGTTACTGAGCAAGCCGTTACTCGTGGCGTACCAACTTCTAAAATTTTCGTTGCTCAGACAGGCATTTATAACTTTCAGTTTTCGGCTCAATTAGACAAGACGGGCGGTTCAGCCAGTGCGGTGTATATCTGGCCCCGGATCAACGGGGTTAACCTACCGGATTCGGCTACCAAGATTGTGATTGACGGCCCCAACAACGAGATCGTGGCGGCGTGGAACTTTGTGCTTGTGTTGCAGGCCAACGACTATTTTGAGTTAGCTTGGCAGGCTGCTGATACCAACGTGGTCATTCCATACGTGGCGGCATCAGGCAATATTCCGGCTATCCCGTCCATCATCTTAACCGTGGTCTGGGTGTCGAATTACGAGTCCAATGAGTGATAGGATCTGGAGTAAGTATGTATAACCAAGCCCCCGAAGCAGGTCTCGCGTCACTCCTTGCCTCCCGTGGTCGAGGCGGGGATACCATGCTGGTTCACATGGCCCCGGAAGAAGTTGCGGGGTTGCGACAACTTGCCATGGCTCACGGCGGCGATTTAGAGGTAAACCCCGATACTGGGTTATATCAGGCTAACTTTCTAAAGAAGATTCTGCCGATGGTTATCGGCGCAGTACTACCCGGCGTTCCGGTATTGGGGAAATTAGCTGGGGCAATTGGTAGTGCAGTAGGTAGTCAGGCGCTGGGAAGTGCCCTGCTGGTGGGTGGAGCCACCGCGCTAATTGAAGGTGACTTGAAGAAAGGTCTTCAGGCAGGGTTGGGGGCGTACAGTGGGGCTACGCTTCGTGATGCGTTTCAAGCCTCTGCTGCGGCCCAGACAGCAGCTTCGCCAAAAGATGTTGTTGAAGCTGGACAAGCGGTTGAACGTGCTGCTGAAACCGTGGGGGCTACGCCAGAATCTATAGACTTGGCAAAAGTAGACGCAGGTACAATTGGGTTAGATAGACCGCCAATTAGTTTTAGTACGCCGTCACAAGTTGCATCTACGGCGGCTCTTCCAATGGCGCAATTAGCCGGTCAAGCTGCGCCTGCTGTACCTACTGGAATTGGCGGATTGCTACAAGGCGCTCAAAACCTCTTAACCAGTCCACAGTCCCGCGAAGCATTTGGTAAGGCGTTGGGTGGCGGGTTTGAGTCTCCCCTTGCTCAGAATCTTTCCCGGTACGCCACTTTTGCGGGTGTAGGGGACGCGTTTACCCCTGAATATGAAATGCCCTCTGGCCCGGCTGAAGACGACACTTTGTACATTCCGGGCGCTTTGAATCCCATGTATGGCATGGGGGCGCAGTATGGGCGTTTTTTACCGGGGCAGTACTACAGAAGGACCAAGCAGGGCTTAGTTCCATACAATCCGTATGCTAAAGCGCCGGGATATGCGACGGGCGGACCTGTTCAACCTGCTGATCAGGACATGAACCAGCCTCGCGCTATCCCGCATCAAAACCCGACGTTTCCGTACCCCAACCAAAACTACCCGCTTTCTACGGTAACGGGTACACCGTACTCCAACATGCAGATGGGCGCTGCCCCGCAGCCTAGAGAAATTGTTGGGAATTACGAGCCCAATGTAGACCCTTTTACGGGGGAACAGCAGTTTGCGGATGGTGGGCCTGTCGGGGT